CTTGTTCATCATTTCCTGCCAATTCAGTTAAGCCTTTATCTCCAATATATCTTGAAGCAAAACGTCTCGCTGATTTAGCGGCTATGTATTGCCTTGCGTATTCAGGGAGTTGTTCAAATTGTTGGACTAAGACTAAGTCCACTGTAGGTAGGGTTGTGCCTGTGCCAAATACATCTGTATGATTATCCATATCGTATAAATAACCATTACGAATGACCAAGTTTTTATCTCGGTATTGTGCAGATGCGTCTGCTTGAACACAGTTAGATGGTAGAGGTACTTTATTATCAGTATCTCTTGTTAATGTATAAGCATAATGAGTGTTGAAATTCCACCCCATAGACTGAATTGACATAGAAGTTTCATCTAAAATATTTTTAGCGACAGATACATCGGTAGTTACTGTGCCTGTAATTGCGTTCACAGGAGCTTCTCCAATAACTGAAAGCATCTGATTAACTGTTTGTAATTCAGTAGTAGGTGTAATTTGTGTTGCCATTGTCTATACTATTATTGCTATTATTAAGATTACTCCAAAAACAAGAACAATTTTTTTGTGTTCAGTCCAAAAATGTTTTGTTTCAAGAGCTATTGCGTTTATTTTATCTAGCATATTATTTATTATATCCTTTGTTAATTAAAAGTAGAAAAGGGGGATTGCTCCCCCTAATCTATTGTGGTGTAGTAAAGAAACTATTACGCTTCTTTAATTCCTACAGCCGCTTCAGGTCTAAGAGTTCCGTGACCCATAGCATATTTAGCGACCATTAATGTACCCTGTCTTCTTATGTCATAGTCTGATTCAACAGCCAAATCCATAAGTTTAACAGTACCAACTGCTGAAGGGTGTGAAACAAGAGCTACGAATGTTCTTAAATCCACAGCTTGAGGGTTTGAACCACCTGCTGTAGCTGAACCTGCGTCTACTCCTGAAGTTACATTTGATTCAACAAAGTGAGGAACTGGAATTAAATCAATTCCTGCTACTCTTGCAACTCTGCCTTCTGCGATTGAACCTTTACCACTGAAATCAGCATTGATAACGTTTGTAGCGTTNGCTAATTTGTAGTATTCTTCNAGTCTCATAAAGCATTTTCTGCCTTCACTTGGAACATAATTTNCGTCTAACTGTTTAGCCGCNGNAAAGATAGCACCTATCATCGCCGTAGCGGCAGTTGCNTCTGTTGCGTGAAGCTATGTNAGCNTCAAATATGTTACTTGTTACNTCTCCACCTGTTACGTTAGGTGTAGTTCCTATTGCACATTGACCAATAGTTTGTAAAACGTGCTTATCTTTAACAAAAGCTAAAGCTCTGCCAATTTCGGCTGAGTATGCACTTCTTACGTCCCAATGGTTTTTTGCTTCTTCAATATTTGATAAAAATACTGAAGATGTTAAAAGGTCATTAATTGTAATAACCTTTTCGTTGTGGTTAGCAGTTGAGCCTAAAATTTCTGCTCCTGCCGTATGATATGCCGCATCAATTCTGCCCATTACTGGGAAGGTTGCTGACTTACCACTAGAGATAGAACGAACCATCTCTGCTCCGCCTGTTTTTGAAGCTCTGTCAAAAGAAGTAAGAACTTCTCCCGCAAAAACTTTTAGAAACAATGCGTCTTCTGTACCTGTTGAGTTTACCTGNGGTATACTCGCTGGTGTTGCCGCCGCCATAATAATCTCCTTTTTGATTTATGGTTAGTTAATAAAAGCCTTGTATTTTCAGCTTCTTATACTAAATTGTCTTCCCGCAGGAAGGTCAAGTTAATCTACTTATCTACTTGGCAGTTGCCACCTATAAAGGTTGCACAACTATTTTTTATTTTTCTTCTCAGCTTCTTGAGCCTTATCAAGAAGGTCGTTTATATTCTTTAACGCTAAAGTAGATATGGTTAATTTATCATATCTATTTTTAATTGTGTCAAGAATATTGTCGTGGTCGGGAATACCTACTGGATTTTTTAAGTAAGTATCAACAACCGAAGTATGTTCAGCAATCTCTGCTTCATACTTTTTCTTTAAAGCGTATAAAAACATACGTCTCCTTTATTATATTNTACTATTAGCTAGTTTACTTTTTACTTCAGCTTGATAAGCAGGGTCTTTAGAATATCTAGGGTCAGACATCGCTTGTGTCACTTGAGCCCAAGATGCAAAACCTTGCTCTGCACTAGGAGATGCTTTACCTTCAACTAATTTAGGTTCACTTCCTGTTGCTTGTGCATATCTTGCTTTAAGTCCTACTACTGCTAACTTCACAGCTTCTAAATCTTTGCTGTTTACCGCAGTGTTGTAAGCCTGTTTTTCAGTTTCAGATAAATTGTTACCCGCCCAGTCAGACATACTATCATATGACTCTGTGCCACCAACTAAGTTTTTAACTGTTGCTGATTGTTGGTCAGCTATTGCTTGTTGTCCTGCAATAAATCTGTCCACATATTCTTTTGGTATTCCTGCTTTTTCTAATGATGAGTATGAACCATCAGCAAGTTTACCATCTTTAGCAAACTCTTCCGAGAGTGTTTCCATATTTAAACCTGCACTATCTACAGCCTTTGTAGCTATATCTAAATCAGATTTAGGTTGTTCTTGTTTTTCTTCTGCCTTAGAAACTGGGTCTACTGATTCCTTAGTAGGTTGAGATTGCTCACCAAGTTTTTGTTCTAATTCTGAATATGATTTGACTAATTCATCAACTGAGTTGAATTTTTCAGGCAAACCTTCAGGTTTACTTTGTGTAGGCTTCGTCTCTTCCACTGGTTTATCCGTAGTAGTTTCGGGACTTGTTATTTCCACTTTATCTACCATAAATTTTTTCTCCTAATTATTGTGGTTTCGTCATATTACCTGCAACGGGAGCAACGGCTTTCTCNGCCATTTGCATCATCTGCTGTTGTTGTTGTTGCTGTTGCATNGCTTCTTGTTCAGCCGCTAATTCTTCCTCANTCTTAATTAAACCTTCCATCTCTATACCTAAACTGGTAGCGATACGTTTAATTAAATCCGAAGAATTTAANGATTGAACTACTTGTGGATTAACCTGAGCTAGATTAACTATCTCAGCCACAAATTCTCTTAATTTTTGTAAATCATTTCCTCTACCTAATGCTTCAATACCTGTAATAATTGTAGGTGTAACTGCATCTTTAGGTAATGGTGGAATTTCTTTTGATTCTTGCATACGTTTCATTAGTATTTTAACTAATGGTAATTGAAACTCTTGTGATAATAATGAATATACTCCACCCATAGCAGTTTCTAATTGTTCTGCCATATATCTAATTTCTTGAGCTGTTACTCTTTCAGCATCTCTTTGTATTGCAGTATGTAATAAGAAGGCATAAGACATACGCTCTTCTAATTTAGCAATACTTCTTTCAACTACTTGTAAATCATATTGTTTTTGTGCCTGTAATACAGAAACATCATCTTCAGAACCAGTAATAATATCACCATTTCTAGTAAGAGCTAAATCTCTTTTCTTTGTTACAGAATTAGGTTTAACCATAAATACTATTTTAGAAGAAGCCGCCGCACTTTCAACAAGTGCTCTTGATAATCCTTCTAATGATTTTAAATCTCCTAAAAATTCTTCAACATATCCTCTACCATAATCCTCGCCATCAACTCTAACCATTCTTAAAGCGGCATAAGGCATTTGGTCTTTAGTGAAATTTCCTACTGATTCAGGAATTTTAATTCCATTTACTTCTTGACAAATATAAAATTTATTATTTTCTAATCTGTAAATATGTGTATATAATTCTATGTCTTCATCTTTTTTATACTCAGGGTCAGTGAGTAACTTTTCCATTACTTCAAGTGGAAGACTTAATGGGCTAACACTTTCTTTAATAACTATTTCTAATATGTTTCCTGAAGCATCTCTATTACATACAAAATTAGTAATAGGAAACACTCTCATAGTTCCATCTTTAGGAAGATAAGTTAATACATTTCCTGCTACTATTAAATGTTTAAGAGCTTCAAACACACTAACTCTTAAAGCTAATTGTTCAATCTTTTTAGAAACTTCTCTTTCAATNTTTGCTAGAGATTTTTCTATTTCAGTTTTTAATTCTTTATTTTGTTCAAGTTCTTCTTTTGTTTTGCCACTTACTGCTAGTCTAAAAAAGGGGGAATTGGGTGGTAGTAATAAAAGAAGTAGCTTAGACGCTAAATTGTTTACGCCTCTAGCTCCTACCGATTGGAAGGGGTTGTATAATTTTGTAGAAGAATTGAAACCATCTACGGGTATTAAAGAAGATATTGTTAGTTCGCTACATTCTTGAGCTCTGTCTACAAATTTTTCTCTCTTCTCTTTTAATTTTAAATATCGTTCTTTTGCTGTAGGATTAACCTGTAGCATTGTTTCGTTGCTCTTTTTAGTTGCCATTTATATCCTTATTAAACAGTAACGCCTGAACTAGAACCAGTAGTAGTATAATTTACTCCTGTTTGTAGAGCAGATGTGCCTGATTTAGAAGCTATTTTCTTTTTCTTCTTAATATCTTTATCGGCTGTTACCAACTCTATTGGCTTTTCTATTACTTCCGACATTCTTGAAGCGACCTGAGCAGGTGCTCTTTGAATAGG